GAAGCCCAACAGTTATACGATAGTAGGTGACAATCTCCTCTTCGGCCCAACACCGGATGGGGCGTACACCTACGACATGACGTACTACAAAGCATTCGATGCACTCAGCGATACCGCAACAACCAACTGGATTATCCTAAACGCACCGGACCTCTACCTCTACGGCACTCTTCTCCAGGCTGAACCATTCCTGATGAACGATCAGAGAGTAGCACTGTGGGAAAGAGGAATGCGTCAGGTCATCAATGATCTCCAAACACAAGACGACAAGGACAGGCATTCGGGTTCAGAGATGCGCGTAATGAACACTTCTGGATACTTTTGAGGAATAGGTTATGGGACTAGAAACAGGTAATTATATAAGCGCACTCGTCAAAACGAACCCGCTTTCTTCAGATAATGTCAGTGAAGGCGATGACCATCTGCAACTAATCAAAAAGATTCTAAAGCAGAACTTTCCAGTAGGTACGGATAGTGTCGGGCCGGATCAAGTCGTACAGGTGCTGATAGCTAAATCGTCTGCACCTACTGTAGACACCAGTGCTTCCGGTCATGCGGCCAGAGCAATGGGTCTCCTATGGCTAGATACCACGAACAACGTCCTGAAGATAAGGAATCAGGCCAATGATGCCTGGGTAACCCTAGCCATTGATCCTGAGACATCCAACTCAGTAGACATCAATGCAGGTACGATAGACGGGGCCGCGATAGGCGGTGCCACGCCTGCTGCCGGTGACTTCACAGACGTTACAACCACTGGAACTCTGGTAGTCGGCACAGACATAACGATATCAGGCGATGATATCAAGATGGCGACCAACACCGATGCGTATATGCTTGTTGCAGACGGCACAGAGTACAGTCCTGTAGCAATCAGCGGCGACATCACAATCACCAACGCAGGTGTTACAAGCATAGGAGCTGACAAGGTAGTCACAGCTAAAGTATTGGACGGCAACATCACCAATGCTAAACTGGCCGACATGGCGGCAAACACCATTAAAGTCAGGAATGCCAACTCCTCTGGAGTACCATCCGACGTAGCATTAGCAACAACAGAACTACTCATAGGCGACGGCACAGGCTTCACAACAGCCTCTCTCTCCGGCGACGCTACCATGACCAACGCAGGAGCCGTCACAGTAGCCAAGATACAAGGCACAGCCGTCAGCTCTACCGCTCCCACCGATGACCAGTACATGAAATACTCCTCTGCCTCTTCAGAATGGCAGATGGTATCCATTACAGGTACAGATAAACTAACCACCAAAGGCGACCTCCTTGTCTACAACACCGTAGACTCAGAGACCAGACTCCCGGTTGGCGCAAATGATCTCGTCCTCACAGCCGACTCAACCGCAACTAACGGCGTAGACTGGGCTGCGGTATCAGTACCAGATAATTCGATAACACTTGCTAAACTAGAAGACGGAACGCAAGGCGATGTTCTTTACTATGGCGCATCAGGCGCACCCGCAAGGTTAGGGTTTGGCACCTCTGGTTACTTCCTGAAGACTCAGGGTACTGGAGCAGACCCGATTTGGGCAGCGGAATCCGATACTACTTATACAGCAGGAGATGGCCTTGATCTATCTGGTACGGAGTTCAGCACTGATCTTTTAGCCAATGGTGGCCTGGAAATACAAAGCACTGAACTATCAGTAGCGCAGGGTATTTCGCAGTACGATGTGGCTCAGTTTGCTTCCGGTGTTGCCGATAATGATTTCCTAAAAATAGACGGAACCTCTGTAGAAGGCAGGAGCGCAACTGAATTATTGTCAGATGTCAGTTCTATTGACAACTCCTGGACGGGTTCACAGCGAGCCACAGCGGTTACAGACAATGATGGCTCATACGACATGGACCTTGGCCAGAACTTTATTACGACTCCTTCAGGAGCAACGACCATCACGTTCACCAACATAACGGATGGCCAGAGTGGCTTCATCAAGCTAATCAATTCGGGCGGCGAAACAATCTCGCTCCACACCAACACCAAAGGCGATGCCAACATAGCAACCACAGTCACAACAGCAGGAACTTACTTGCTGAGTTACTTCAGCGATGGTACTGATGTCTGGCTGACCAACTCAGCGATATATGCGTAATGGCAATCTTTCCTGGATCAGCGATACCGAGCGCAGTATCAGACTATACGATAGACCAGTCGTTGCGGTTTGCTGATGGTGATTCTGCTTACCTGAATCGAACATTTTCCGCAGGTGACACAACTGAATGGACTTTTAGTTGTTGGGTAAAACGAGGTAACAATGTTGCTGATGGGGTATCGGGTTCCCAGAAAATATTTGGTGCGTATATAGATAGTTCTAATGTGTCCGATATTAACTTTTCGACTGGTGATGTTATGGACATCAGCGAATATGTTAGCGGAAGTACTGTAGGTAGATTAATAACGGATCAAGTATTCCGCGATCCCAGTGCTTGGTATCATATTGTTGTAGTTTGGGATTCTGACAATGGAACTTCTGGGGATCGTTATCGCCTGTATGTGAATGGGGATAGGGTGACCGATTTTTCGACAGAAACGCAACCATCATCCGCACAAGCATCCGCAACAAATGCCGCAGGAACGCATAATGTTGGCAAGCAAAATACGGATGAGTATTATGATGGTTACTTGGCTGAGGTGCATTTCATAGACGGCACAGCCCTAGACGCATCATCCTTCGGCGAAACCGATTCCACGACCAACCAGTGGAAGCCTATAGAGTACAGCGGAAGCTACGGAACCAACGGCTTCTACCAGAAGTACGCAGGTACGGAACTGGCGAATAGTTTTGAGGATAGTTCTGGTGGTTACTTAGTACCAGCTGGAGTTACAAGTGTAGAATATCTTGTAGTTGGTGGAGGCGGTGGAGGCGGTGGTGTTCTCGGTGGTGGTGGCGGTGCTGGCGGTTTTCGTACAGGAACATTGGCGGTTACAGCTGGAACACACTACACCGTAACAGTTGGTGACGGCGGTAGTGGGAATACTGGCGCAGCAAATGGAGGTGATGGCGGTGATTCTGTTTTTGCCACGATAACTGCTACTGGCGGTGGTGGTGGCGGTTCCGATTCTCCAGAAGATGGACGAGATGGGGCCTCTGGCGGTGGTGCTGGTACAGATGGCAGTGGTTCTGGGGCTGTAAATTCTGGTGGTAGTTCAACAGCATACGGAAATGATGGTGGTTCTGCCTATGATTCTTCTCCAACATTTGCTGGAGGAGGCGGTGGTGGATCAGGTGCTGTTGGTGGAAATGGCGCTACTGGTGGGGATGGTGGAGATGGCGGTGCTGGTACGGCAAGTTCTATAACTGGAGGATCAGTAACTTATGCTGGCGGTGGTGGCGGTTGCGGTCGTGGCACAGGTGCCGCTGGTGGCACAGGAGGTTCTGGTGGTGGTGGTAATGGTTCAAGCGACGGTGTAGCAGGAACAGTTGGCACTGCTAATACAGGCAGTGGTGGAGGTGGTGGCGATGATTATGTTCTTGGAGTAGGTAAGGATGGTGGTTCTGGCATAGTAATCATAAAAGACAGCGAAGGTACTGTTACATCTTATACTACTTCACAAGGTACGGTGCATACCATAACCGCTGAAGGCAGCGCAGCCAATACTCGCGCACAGCAAAAGATTGGTGACAGTTCTATAGTTTTTGATGGCACTGGAGATTATCTTACCGTTCCCGCAGGATCAGATTTCGCATTTGGCACAGGTGATTTTACGGTTGAAGGATGGGTTCGATTTAATAACACTGGAGAGGGTGATTACTACCAAGGAATATTTGGTAATGTTACTGGTACAGGTGGGGGTTATGCGGGTAACTGGGGTGCTAGGATGGACCCGGATTCAACAAATCTAATTGCTTGGTATTACGGAGCAAACACTAGCGATAAATATGATTTTACTTGGGAACCGTCAGAAAATCAGTGGTATCACGTTGCCTTCTCAAGAGAAGGTACAGACCTAAAATGCTTTATTGATGGAACGCAGATAGGATCAACAGAAACGGATAGTACATCTTATGTTTCTACCGTAGATACCTGTGTCGGTTCTTATGTGGATGCCAGTGATGCGAACGGCAATCTGAATGGATACATGGATGAGGTTCGTATTTCAAAAGGAATTGCTCGTTACACCGCAAACTTTACCACTTTTGGCCAAGATGGTGGAACCATAGCGAACCCAACACCGTTCACCGCAGATTCAAACACCGTGCTCCTGATCCACTCTGATTGGGATGGTGGTCTTGGCGCAGACTCAAGCGGAAACTACAACACCTTTACCGCTACCAACCTTGCCGCTACTGACCAGATGGAGGACAGTCCTACTAATAACTTTGCGACTCTCAATCCTTTAATAGGAGGAGGAGTGGGAGTATATTTAGAGGAAGGCAATCTCAGAAATAATCCCGGTGCCGCAGGTTGGGGTCGCACATTTAGTACGATTGGGGCAACAAGTGGTAAATGGTACTTTGAGGTTTATATCCATAGCTTGCCTAATAACGGTCCAGTAGGAATAAGAAATGATGTGGCGTTATGGGACGACACTGGGATGCCACCGGGATATGTTGAATTAGCCCCAGAATCTGGTGGTTATATATATCTGGATGGGTTAACAGATATATCTGGTGTAGGTAGTTTTGCAGCGGACGATATCATAGGTATTGCCGTCAATATGGACGATGGTGAAATCCAGTTCTTTATAAATAATGCGGTTTTGAGTGGTAGTGGTAATGTTCCAGTAACCATGCCAACGACAACACAAAATGGATTTGTTTCTTATGATGCTTGTTATGGAGATGAGCATACTTGGAATTTCGGGCAGGATAGTTCATTCGCAGGAACAGTTACAGCACAAGGCAATCAGGACGGTAACTCAATAGGAGACTTCTACTATGAACCCCCTTCTGGGTTTCTTGCTCTTTGTACGAGTAATCTCTCAGCCCCAGAGATAGCTGATCCTACAGATCATTTTAATACCAAACTCTACACTGGTGATGGTGCCACTACCCTAGCAGTAACTGGGGTTGGGTTCGCGCCCGATTTAACTTGGATCAAGAACAGAGATGAGGCAGATAATCACATATTAGTAGACGAGGTTCGCGGAGCAACCAAGTACCTTGTTCCCAACGATCAGGATGCAGAAGTAGATGACAATACCTTTGTAGCGTCATTAGATTCTGATGGATTTACTGTAGGTGATGACGTTGTAGTTAATACCAATACAGAAAACTATGTCTCATGGAACTGGAAAGGGGGTGGAACTGGAGTATCAAATACAGATGGAACTATTACATCAACAGTAAGTGCTAATACCTCGGCGGGTTTTTCAATAGTAAAATGGACTTCAACTGGTTCTAATGCTACGGTAGGACACGGACTTTCTGAAGCACCAACATTTATTATTCCTAAGGATTATGATGATGGCGGTTCTGATTGGAATACAGGTTCTACTCTAATTGGATGGACAGAGTATATGACCTTAAATGATGCTAGTCAACCAAGTACATCGAGTACGGTTTGGCAAGATACGGCACCAACGGCTAGTGTGATTTCTGTTGGAACTGACTGGACAGATACTAACGACATTATTTTTTATTGCTTCCATGAAGTTGAAGGCTATTCAAAATTTACCAAGTATGTAGCCAATAACGACGACGATGGACCATTTATTTACACGGGTTTTAAGCCGGCCTTCACAATAATAAAAGCTTATATCGTCGGTTCTGATGATTGGAATATTCAAGATAGAACTAGAGAACCTTACAACCCGGTTCAAGAATATTTATTTTCTAATGGTAACAGTGCAGAAGTTGACTCGTCAGCAAAACAAATAGATTATGTATCTAATGGAATTAAGATTAGATGCGATGATAATGGATGGAATAATAACTCTGCCACTTATTTAGTAATGGCCTTTGCCGAAACCCCATTCAAAACAGCTAACGCGAGGTAATATTATGTGGTATTCAGAAGCATTCGGTGTAATCAAGACACCCAGAGAAATGACAATCGGTGGTATAAGATACCCACGGCAGATATTCCGCAAGTGGAGTAAGCCGGAACTAGCAGAGCTTGGCATCAGACCTGCTCGTATGGACGTTGTTGACCAACGTTACTACAACACAGGTGGCGAGAACTACACGCTTATGGGTAACGAATGGGTGATCTCTTATACCGGAACTCCTAGAGATGTAGAGACTCTCA